ATAATAAATAACGTACTAGTCTTAATAACTTTCCAAACGCCTATTACCGTATTTTTTATGGCATTAAAAATTGTAGTAATTACAACCTTCCACATATTGAAGTAGGCTTTCATTAACATCCACCAATTTTGAATGATAAACATTACACCATTTTTCAAGCCATTCCATACGGCAATACCAAATGATTTAATGCTGTTCCAAATCACTGATAGTGCATTTTTAATACCATTCCATAATTTTATGACATTATTTCGTAAGGTCAAATTATTCCTCCACAAATGTACGATTGCAGCAACTAATAATCCTACTGCAGTGATTACTAGGCCGATTGGACCAGTCATAAATCGAATTGCTAAACCTAAACCTTTTGACGCAACTGATGCAGCTTTAGTAGTAGCAGTCCATATTTTAATAGCAGTTTCAGAAAGTTTTGTTTTTAGCGCCGCTATTGTTTGTGATGTGGATAATCTAGCAACTGCATACCTGTATCCATCTGCTATAGCTTTGGAAGTGGTTACTATACCATTCCATATTTTTTGTGTTCCTGACCACAATTTTGTTGCGCCATTTGCTAATTTTGTAGCAATTGTAAAGTTACGTATCCCTAACATTAATGGACCTAGTACTGTCATCGCACTACCTATTGTGGACACCATCACACCTAAAGCCATAAGTAATGGTCCTATTGCAGCCGCTAGTAAACCAAATCCTACAACCACTTTTTGAGTACCTTTGGGCATTTCATTTAATTTAGTTGCAGCATGAGAAACCCATTCCGCTAGCTTTTTAATATACGGCGCCATAACATCACCTATACTAATTGCTAGGGATTCAATGGCCGATTTCATCTGACGAATTGAACCACCGATTCCGCCTTCCATTTCATCTGACATTCGCTTTGAAGCGCCTGTTGAATTATCGATGGACTTGGTTAGTTTTTTGTAATCCTCATCAGATGCATTAATAACAGCTAACGCTCCACTCATTGCTTCTTTGCCGAATATGGTAGCCGCCGCACTTGCTTGTTGTTCCTTAGAAAGACCTTTAAACTTCCCACGTAATTGATCCATAACATCACGCATCGGCAACATATTGCCACTACTATCGGTAATAGATATACCTAATTCATCCATTTTTTCTTTCATTGCTTTAGTCGGGCTAGATAAGTTAGTAAACATTGTACGTAGTGCAGTTCCGGCTTTTTCTCCTTTAATACCTGCATTAGACATCAAACCAATTGCTATAGATGTATCTTCCACAGTGTAACCTAAAGCCCCTGCAACTGGTGCTGCATATTTAAACGCCTCACCTAAACCACGTACATCAGTGTTAGCTTTAGAGCTTGTTTGTGCTAATACATCGGCAAAGTGTCCGCTATCTTTTACCTTCATTCCAAATGCAGTTAAACTGTCGGTCACAATGTCACTTACTTGTCCTAAATCTTCACCCGATGCAGCAGCTAACTGCATAACACCATCAATACCACCTAGCATATCTTTAGTATCCCAACCTGCAAGCGCCATGTAGTTTAATGCATCGGCGGATTCACTGGCACTAAATTTTGTTTTAGCGCCCATTTCAAGTGCCTTATCACGTAATTGTTGGAATTCACTTCCCGTAGCACCTGAAGTCGCTTTAACTTTACGCATTGAGTCGTCAAAGTCTATACTTTTTTTAACTGCTGCACCAAACCCGGCAACAATCGGCGCACTTACATACATACTCATATTACGCCCAACAGACTGCATTTTACTGCCAATTTCTTGCAAGCGTGGTCCCAACTCACTAAATTTATTACCAATCTTACCCATAGTCGTGTTTAAAACTTGTTGTTGACGCTCCAAAGCTTTCATTTCAGCCGTTGCTTGATTCAACTCTTGTTCATATTTATTTAACTCTGCATAGGCTTGATTGTATTTAGCAGCAGCCGCTTGTGTTTTAGCGCTGTTTTCTCCTGTTTCTTTCGATAATTGGTCATAATTATTTTTCAATTCTCTAACTTTTTGAGCTTGAATTTGTTGTCGTTTAGTTAATCCATCGACTTTCACTTTAGACTTCTCAAGTGATTGATCATAACGCCCAAATTTAGAAAGGTTAGCGCTCATTTCACGAGAAACCATGCGCATTTGTCGATTTAAACCAGTAATACCACGATTAAATCCCGAACCGTCTAAATCAACCTTTATGACCATATTACCTATAGGATTTGCCATTTAGTTTCCTCCTTTCCTCAAAAATTAGCCGAACACTTGCGCAAAGCTTGTTGCTTTCTTTTTGTGTTCGACTCTTGAATTTAAAATTTCTAAAAAGAAATGAATCGGCATGTTAGCGACCTTTTCAGGGTCCATGCCCTCATCAATTAATTGCTTTGCAACTTTCATGTAGTTGTTGTATCTACCTTCAGGCGTTAAATCTTCAGGATTTATTTCTTCTTCTCGGTCACGAACTTTTTTGTGTCGTCCACATCTCCTGAAATTAGCTCTTCTAGCACATTAATTAAATTTGTAAGACCTTCAAAACCTGCAGGAATACCTTTTTGTAATTCTTCAGACGTAAATTGATTACCGAAACCATCGGCAATAAACGCAGTGATTTCTTCAATAATTTCAAATTGTTGAACAACTTGCTCTTGATACTCATCTACTTTTGCTTGATGTTCTTTTTGTTCTGTTACGCTTAATTTTTCGAATTCTTCTTGTGTTAATTCTTCGAAATCAGGCTCTTTAAAAACTTTTGTTACACGCGTTGACAACTTTGAACCTTGAATAGTATCAAATAGCGACAACATAGGCTTTGCATAATACTTTTTAGTTTGTGGTTTGCCTGTCTTTGTATAACCTGTAATAAGTTCGATTGAAGTTCTTGCCATTATAAATTCCTACCTTCATTTTTATTTTTGCGCAAAAATAAAAGAGGGGTCGTATACCCCCTCTTACTTATACTTCTTGAATGCCATCGGCAATGCCTGATAGATTATCAGCTAGTGAACCTGGTTCAGGCGAATCAGATTCACTAATCGACTTTCCCGGCATCGCTTTTGTATCCTCATCTAACGTTAAAGTTTGATCTAAATCTTGAACAAACTCATCAAAAGTCTTACCAAAAGTTTCAGTAAATACATAGTCACGACCTTTAGTTTGTCCCTTAGCATCGAAACCAGTTACATGTGAAGATTCGTCAAATAAACGATCAACGAATGAACCTTCCACTTCGTCATTTTGGAATTCAACTTTGTCTTGTTTAGTTTGGCCTGATAAGTTTGGACGAGTGAATTTACCTTTAAATAAACCAACCCATTCGGATGAGCCGTCATGATTAGTACGTTCAAATACAACCGCTACATCAGGTGGAATATCATTCGCACCATATTTAAAGCCGTTAGCACCTTTTTTAGCACCTGCTAAGAATGCTTTTTGTTCAGGTGGGATTGATACGAATGTTGTTTTAACTGATAATTTACCATTCGATACTGCAGTTGCAGCAACCATATTGTCGCCGTATTCTTCTTCAACTTCTTGTGGACGGTCAACTTCGATTTCTTTTAAGAATCGAGTACGGTGACCTGATTTAACCTTCCACGCTTTGTCTGTGTCACTTTCAATCGGCGCCCAATAGAAGTTAGTAACACCAATAGCAATACCTGACACACCTGTATTATCTGCAAAGTGTTGCAAGTTTAACTTTAATTTTTCCATTTATAATCCTCCTAAAATAATAGAGAACCTGATGCACGTATGATTTCTCTAAAAGTTAGAGTTTCAACTTCGTACATAGGTTCTCTGTAATATGATTTAAAATTTAATTGCTTTAGATTCTCCACAATCGCTTCTGCTTGCTCATGTGGTTCGTCTGATGACCACCAAATATCAATTTGAAAGTCAAATTCTCGTGAGAATTCCACGTTGTCTGCATATTCATCAGGATTATACGGTAACGGGGTAATCCTTACGATTGGTTGATTTGTTGATTCGTGAAAATTCTCAGGAACCACATATTTAAATACGTTATCCTCAACCGTAATACGTTTATCGGCGATGAGTTGCTTGTAAATCACATCTGTTACATTCATTTCATCACCCTTTTCATGGCAGTTAGCATTGCTTTATATACTAGCTTACTACCGCTTTTTTCTGTTTTAGTAATCCACAGTTGTGGACGTTGATACATTGTTCCGAATTCAGTTGCATGTATCCGGTGTGAATAGCCTTTTGTATATCCAATAAGAACATACTTTTCACTTGTATCACGGTCAGTTCTAATATTCGAGACTGCTATATTATCCTTAGCATGCCGCTTCCTATCACTAACTGGCGTGTTACGTTTAAGTAAAGGTGTAAGTGCTAATGCACCGGCTCTTAACACACGATTCTGTGACGCCTTAAATTCAATCTGCTTTCTAACCAAACCTTGTTCTATATCGTTTTTATCAATCTTTGCCCCCATTAGAAAACCACCTCGCAATAAACGCGCACATAGGATTTATCTTGATAATCCTTTTTAACGTACTTAATTTGATACTTTTCGCCATCATGGATTACATAATGTTTATTGTTTGGTTTATAATCTCCTCTTGGATCACGTATGATGATTGTTTTAATGAACTGTGAACCTGTCGTTAGACTTGTCTGCATATCTGATTCTCTTGCATCTTGAATACATGCATAGCAACTGTATAGCTCCTCTGTAATTGGCTTTTGTGGAAGACCATTGATTGATTTACTGGTATCTTGGCAAAAGGTTACTCTTTCATTTAACCTATTCGAATTGAACTTCATACGCATCACGCAACTTATGCACAACACTTAATACCATGTGCGGTGCATAGTTAAGGTTCCTTTCTGAAAAAGCTAAACGGTTCTCAAAGTAATAAGCAGTGAGTGGGAATACTGCAGTTTTAAATAATTTTTGCTCCTCTAACCAAGCCATATCATCAGTAACCGCACTCGCTATATCTTCTTTCGCCCATTCGTAGTACATCTCCAGTAAATCGTCTTCTGAACTATGGTCTATTTTGCAATGCTTTTTTAATAGCTGTAAATCACTCACTGCTATCACCTACTTAACATCAATACGTTGTAACATACCGTTTTGTGGTTTGCCTTTTTTGTTGACTTCGTTTGCACGTCGTACAGACATTTCAACCACATCATTTACATTAAGTACTTTACCGAGTGATTTATCTTTATACTGTGTTAATACTTTGTATTTCGCCACTATAAATCACTCCTTATTAAACTTCTTGAATACCGTCTGCAATACCTTCAAGATTCTTTTCTAATTCTGATTTGTCGAAATCTACTACAATTGCTGCTTTATAATCTAAGATTCGGCAATCTTGACGTACTGCAACCATTAAGCATTCACCGAAGTGCATGTAGTCAGTCCATGCTGCTTGATATTGTGAACGGTCAAACAACACAATAGCATCTTTTAAGTTACCAATAATCATCTTCATTTGACCTTCTGTACCTAATAACTCATCAGGCAAGATTTCAACTTTTGCACCTAATAAACGTTTTTGTGTAGGTTCTTTAACATCCGGTTGGATTAAATAGTTACCTTGTTTGTCTTTTAATTTATCAAGCATTGCAAAAAGTGATTGCGAAACAATCGCAACGTTATGCTCGTAATTTGGTTTTACATTTAAATTAACTGCATCTTTAAGGTCGTCTAAAGATTTAGCTTTCTTAACTTCTAATTTAGCGCCTTCTTTTTCAAATCCAGTTGTTTTAGATCCAGTAGAACCGTTAGTGATAACATCTAAAATAGCTTTGTTACGTGTAGCTGCAATCGTACGTGCCATCCATAATTTTAATTCTTGTAACACGTTAACTTTTGCATCTTCAATTGCTTCACGAGAAATTCGGAAGTAACCACGACGTGTTTGAATGTCATAAGCTAATTCGAAGAAAGGTTTAACCGCTAATTCAGGGTTCTCTGCTAATTCTTCCACAACTGGTAATGCTGCAACTTCTGATTGACGTACAACTGGGTATTTACCTGAACCATTAGTAACACGTTTTACAGTGACGTATTTATCAAGGTTAAACTCAACTTCTTTTAATTTAAGAATGTCAGTCACAATTTCTTCAGGGATTAAAACAAATCCTGAATCAGTTTTTAAAGAACCACCTTTGATATCTTCACGTGTTTCTAAATAATTAGTGAAGTCACGTACTTCTTGTGAAGTGACTTTAGTGTTCTGAATAGAAACACCTAATTCATTTAAGTTTGGTGCTTGACGGTATGCACGTGTAGGTTCAACTGCAACTGGTTGTGCGTCCGTTTCTTCAGCGTTGTTTTTCTCTTGTAATTTCTTTAATTCATCTTCTTTTTCTTTAATTTGTGTGCGTAGATCAGCAATTTCCTTTTCTAAAGTCTCTGCTTTCTCTAACTCATCATTGTTCAATGCACGTGTAGCGTGTTTAATTTTTAAATCGATTTGACGTTTAGTGTCATCGATTTCATACTGTAATAATTGCATTTTATTCATTTCAATTCCTCCCAAATTTTTGCATAAAAAATAGACGTCGCTTTTTAAGCACGTCCAATGGTTGTATTTGTTAATGGTGTCCAACTTCACCAAGCTTATTTGTAATTGAATGTTTTTTGAGTTTTAACTCTAACGCTTTTTTGCGTTCGTCATTTTTAATGTTTTCAATGCTGCGTAATGCCGGTTTAACATCAGTATCCTTGTATGCCGGATAAGTAACCACTGATACGTCTGTAAGCTCACGAATGGCTTTCAAAGTACGTTTATAGATGTTTTCTTTTTCGTCAAAACGCATTTCATCGCCTTGTTCATCTAGCATAAAACCAAATGAACATTGATTGATGTTACCTACACGCATATTCTCATATAAGTCACGTGCAAACGTTGTATTCGGTAATTTACAACGGTATTTTAAGCCAACATCATCAGTTTCAAGTTCCAACGTACCCGATTTCGTTCTACCGATAATTTGTGATGGCACGTGGTCTACTAAACAACGCACATCAGATAAATCAGTGTTTTCTAAAGCGTTACGTGAAATCGTTTCTTTGAATCCACCTAAATTTTCTGACCATGTATCGAATTTCAAAGCGTAACCCTCGATGACCATTTCGTTATCATCGTTTGACCGAACTTCAGTAATGTTACCGACTCTAGTTTCCTTGCCCATCTTCCTCACCACCTTTCAATTTGTTGTCAGTACCACGTGATTTATTCATTTGGTACTCATCAACAAGCGCTATATTCACATGATTAAGGTCAACACGATGAATACTACCGTAGCCACCAGGAATAGGCGGTAAGCCATCACGTTTACGGACTTCATCAATGTTCGTTTTGCCTGAATCGATATTGATTTTATCGATTTCAGCTTGCGTCTTTTCATCAACCACACGTATTTCAGTAGTATCAAATTTAAATTCACAGACTTTATCCGTATATTCGTCATTGAATTTGAAATTTAACTCTGCACAAACACATGTAATATAAGGTTTTAACGTTGAAAGGTAATCCAAGTTTGCGTCTGTAATGCTCATATTTGTAGTTTCGATACCGAATTTATGCAACGGAATGCCAAATACTCCTGCAATCTCACGTGTGGATGATTTATTCTCACGAATGAGCTTTAACACTTCAGTATCGACTTCTAATTGGTCAAATGTCATCGATTCATCTAGCACAACCACTTTACCAGCTTGTTTAGTACCACTAAATGCTTTGTGAAATTCCTCTCTCGCACGGTTTCTCGCTTTTTTATCGTTCAAGACACCTTTCATCTTAAGTATTCCGCCTGCATGCGTACCGTTGCGTAAGAAGTTGTTTAAGAAGTCCTTACCGTTGTTATCAGAATCAATCGTCCTACTCAATGTATCTAGTAAAGATAACCCATGAATGCCGTCTAACGAGTAGAATTTAATGTCTAACATATCTTCATATTTAATATTTCGACTAATAAATTGACCGTTATCATCCGTACGTTCATGTAGATAGTATGGACGTGCCATTCTGTCAGATTTCAATTCAACTTCAGAAGTTTTTCTGAAAGTTAAACTAACAGGATTACCTAATTTGTCACGTGTGATCTCTACATAACCATGCGACGTCAATAAAGCACTGGCAAACACGACTAATTTAAAAATGTAGCCGTTGTATAGTGAATTTGGTCGTGTGTTAAGTAAATGAACAACCTTATTACTATAATCAATCTGACCATTAACATTTAATCTAATCGGCATACGTGCTAAATCAGATGCAATCATCATAACCGCAGTAAATATGTCGCTATGCTTGATAGCCTCCACATCGTTGTACTGCCTTAAACTAGTGCCTTGAAACCCTGGTAGTGTCTGCACCATCATTTGCAAATCATCTTCGTTGTATTGTAAATCTCTGTAAAAGATACCCACTTAATCACCTCCTCTCCCGTGATTCGTTATCAATGATTAACGCAATAATCACAAGAAAAGCCCCTGTGTTAGCAAGTCCTAACTCAACGCCAAATGCTAAGTAAGTTGCGGTATTCATTACGATTAAACCCAATAAAAAAAGGATGCTAACAATGTTAACAACCAGTAATTTTAACGGTATTAAAATTTTATTTAACTTCATCGTCCCACCACCTTTAAAAGCCAAATTCTTCACTTTCATAAATCGACGACCAATCTTCACTAAACTCATGCATGCTCGCTTCACTGAATGCAGTTATAACAGAGATAATAGGGTCAATCTTTTGTCGATTCATCTTTTTATTAATTTTTACGTTGTCCTCACCGTCATAAATTAATACGGCATTGTTAACAGCTATAGTTAGTAAGTTATTGCCAAAGTGTTTGATTGTCTTTTCTGCAACCCACATTCTAAACGTTTTAATCGGTTGTGATAGACTTCTAAAGTTTTGACCAACTTCAATCAGTGGCCAGTCAATCATCATTGATTCTAACGTGGTTATAAAAGATTGTGCATTCCACGGATCATAACATAACGCTTTAACGTTTAATTGATATTCATCTACAATATCAAGGATATACTCAATAACGCGCTTATAATCAATCATGCCACTTTCAGATGTAGTAACTTCCGCTTCTCCTAAACTGATTAACTGTTCATAATTAATCTTGTCTCGTTTAGATTTCTGTTCTAAAGTTGTCCTCAACCCTATAAACGAATGACTATCGATTAACATATCGCCGTCATCTGTCGGAAATATAAATCCTACAGATGTTAAGTCGTCAAGTCGTGATAAATCGACACCGATATAAACATCTTTGCCGTATAAGTTATAATCTTCACGTTTAACCTCGATTGATTCCCACTCATTAATGTTGATTAAGCTATCTTCTTTGTTTGCCTGCCAAAGATTAAAGTTTTTAATCAAAATCTTATGGAATGAGGTACCTTTTTCTAATTCGTCTTGAATATCTGATTTAATATTACGTAGTATCGTATCTCTATGTTCATCAGACTCCAGTAAAGGCATTGCTTTAATCCACAGTGATTCGTCATTCACTTCATCTTCTGAATCCATTTCGGCACAGTAAACAAAGTAATTATCCGCTTTAACTTCGCCCGATAATATTTTAGTGATGTATTTATATTCTTGATACATCTGACTATTCAAATTGTCGCCTGCCGTCGAAATCAAGAGAGTGAGAGGGTTCTTTTGTAACGTCATACCTGTTTTAAATCTTGAGTACATTTCATCGTCAGGCATGCTTGCCAATTCGTCTAGTATAGCCACAGTTGGGTCTTTACCATCAACTGCTTCCGGATTATTAGAAAGTGGTTCAAAAACGCTCTCTGACGTTGTATGGGCAAGGTCTGTTTTACGTACTTCCGTCGATTTACGTATTAAATTACTTTTCTCGCGCAACAACCTTATTTGTTGACTTGCCATCTTAAATATTGTTTTAGCTTGTTTATAAGTTGATGATGATACATATATTTGTCGGTTGTATTTCGGATATTGACCAAATAACAATTCATTTAGCGACATCCCTGACACTACTAGCGATTTACCTTGTTTCCTCGCCATACTTACATAGCATTTAGTAAATCGTCTAAAACCTCCATCACGACGCCAACCGTAAATACTACCAACAATAAACTTTTGAAATAACATTAATGGCATGGGTTCGTTCGTTTTAGGGTCAGGCAACATCTCTATAAATTTAATTGCTTTAATTGCTTTCTCAACGTCCCAATAACAACCGTCAGGGGGATTCTTTAAATCATTTAAGTGACGTTTAGCTACTGCGTAATTCTTTTTACTAACGAGTATGTCGCCACTTACAACCTTTTCGGCGTAAAGTGTTGCATAATCAATCATTAGTCGTCACTCGCAAATTGTTTGAATGGATCATCATCTTCTTTTTCGTCAGGAACAATAATACGTAATCGACTATCAATTGTTAAACCTAATGTGTTAGCCGTTTGTTGCATACGTATACCGGCTTTCTCCTTTACGTTAAATGCCGGGTTTACTTTCTGATTGCCTTTATCATCCACAATCATTATGTCCTCTTGTTCTAATATGACACTAGCTTTAACAAAATCACTGTAAAAGCTACAGTATTGTGCGATTTGCCCAGTGTCTAATTTAGATATAGGCAATTCTTGCATATGTGGGATGATACGTTTGTATTCTTCTTTAGCAATATCATCTAAAAAATCAGGTGGGGTTGCGTCAATCTTTGAAAATTTATTTAATTCCGCTTCTTGACGCTCTTTTTCAATTATTTCTTCTTTTGTATAATTTTTATTCGAATTTAATAATAATTTTTTCGGTCTACCCGCCAAAATTAGCACCTCCTACTAAAAATGTTTAAAAAAAGGGAAATCTTTGAGAAGAAGAGTGCGCCTCGTTCTTCGTCGCCTTCCTCACTACCCCCGTTCTTTGATGTGGGGGACTTCCTTTTGCTCTCTTTTCGTTTTTTGATTGTGACATTTGTAACACAATGGCTGTAAGTTTTCTTTTTCCAGCCGTTTCGACCAATCAACTTTCGTCGGGATAATATGGTCAACCATTTGTGCTTGTCGTCCACATGATCTACAAATATAATCATTCTCCATCAACACAATTTCACGCATTCTCTGCCACTGCCTAGACTTATAAAAACGTAAGTATTCAGGGTCATTCCGTCGTCTTACATCGTTATATTTATCATTTACATATGGTTTATGCTTATCACAGTATGTTTGATTGAATGATATAAGTGCATTGCATGTAGGATGATTGCATCGTCTCATTACTGCCATCCAATCACCTTCCTATGTCTTTAATGTCGACCACAATATCTTTAGTTTGGTTTGCAATCAATACTTGATTACCAATGATGTCATGCACAATGTACTTGTCTTTGTTGAAAGTAACTGCATCACCTTTATCAATAACCTTGTGTAAGTCAGGTTGATACGTATTCACATTGAGTCCTGCCACTGTATCTAACGTTACATTATTAAGCGATGCCATACATGTAATATGTTCTAGCGCATCACCTAGTAACATCGTTACTGTTTCATTGTCATCGTTATCTACCAACTGACCTGCCACAGATACTAATGACAGTAGATGTTTATTGTAGTCAGTGGGTTGTTTCATGGATTGATACTTATTTAATTCCATAGTTCACCTCATAATAAAAAGACACTGCAAATGGGGGTGCAGTGCCTTAAGGACTAAGGGATGTATATATAGTATGACTAGAACGTTATTGTTCCTAAGTTGATTATAATAAATTTAATATCCATACTTCAAAATTGTTTATTATGACGATTTTGACGCATTACTCATAATCTCAACTATTTTAGTTACTCTGTTACTAATTGTTGATTTATGTTCGCCACTCATTTTACCTATCGTTGAATGAGAATATCCTTGCTTCAACTTACGATAAATAAATACGTCGAAATCTTTTTGAAGTAGTTGTTCGCATTCATCGATAAACTTAACCTTTCTAGCCCATTTAACTAACTTCCTATCTTCCTTTTCTCTCTTTAATATTAAGTTACATACTTTATCAGACGTAAATCCTTGTGGTTTAGGTTGGCTTGCTTCCACACCATATTGCGCTATAGATGTACTATCCATATTTAAAGTAGCGCTTTCTAACTCATTAATCATCCACTCATAGTCTTTCAACATCTCTCTTATATCATTAGGTGTGTACATTTATGTCCTCCTACTTAATAAGTTTGTCAATGTTATCTTCAGAAAGTACCCGACGTGCTAATGTCAACATTGTGTATTCCAATTCTTCTATATACTTAGATAAGTAATAATTAAGTGTCAGTAGTGCGATTGATAATAGTGATAGTAATATAACTAATATGTGCATTACTTATCCTCCAACATATCATTCATTAGTGCCTTAGCACCCTCATAAATCAGAATCGTTACCAGCGTGTGTAAAATAGTTTTCATATAATCACTCCTTGTTTAATATTTCTTTAACCATTTGTAGTATGTCTTTACTACTAGAATCCTGATGACCCGAACCCTTTTTCTCCACTTTTTGATACCTCTTCTTTTCGTTAAGCCCAATCAGGCATTTTGCATACATGTATTTGGTGTTTAGCGTTGTTTCTTTCATTTTTTTCTTTGAGTTAACTGGTTTACACGTATCCTTTTTCTTTGTCTGCTGTCCCGTCTTGTCTTGCATGATTCCGCTCCATTTTCTTTTTGTAAGCTGTGATTAGTTGATCGATTGTGTAGTATTGTTCTGCAATACCAAAAGTTATCGGAATCTGATTGTTATAATCATCAATGCTAGTCAAATTATCTAAAATGCTGACTGCACTTAATCCAGTGAATGAGCCGTCATAACTCCCTATTTTGTCCATCAATATCCATTCGTCAATATCCTCTTGATTCGCAATACTCAATCCAAATGCCAACATGTCCGCTAATTCATCTAGTTGCACATCTAACGGTTTGCCCGGTCTCTTTTTCCAATTCTTGAAAGTCTCTAATGTATTAAACCACTCGAAGAATTCAACCACATACGCAATCTTGCTGTCCTGTATATTTAGTGTTGGAATTCTATCGTCAAATTCCTTTTGTATTTGTAAAAGTTCTTTTAACTGGTCTACTGTTAACTGTTCCATTTATTTGTCCTCCTTTGTAAGATTAAGTGTTCTAATTTCGTATAACACATTTACAATAAAAATTGCCGTGACAAAAGCCAAGCCTTTTATCCCTTCTAACTTAGTAACCGAGATGAATAGCACCATCACAATCAACATAAACAGCAAACTACACAACCTAGCTACGTACTTGTTATTAAATCGATGACGGAGGAAATATTCCGTTAATACACAAACAACAAAAGTAAATATAAGCGTCCATGCAGTCATTTACTCGTCCTCCTAGTTACTCTTCGTTTACTCTTCATTACTCTTCGTTAATGCTTTCTAAATTTAGTATCTACTAATGGAAGTTTTAACATTTACTCGTCCTCCTCATTCCATTTACTGCCGTTTAAAATGCCTAATTCAATCAACTTGTTTATATCTTCTTTTTTAATTCGTCTGTCAGTATTCTCCCATCTCCATACCTGATTGCTTACATATCCCAACTTAGAAGATAACTCTTTCATGGTTAAACCTTTTTCAATTCGACCTTTTTTAAGGTCATCCTTAATATCTCCGTTATTTTTAATTTTGGTTTTGTCTCTTTCTACTAGTAAAGGTTTAGGTGATAAAATTTCTTCTACACTTAACCCCTTCTGGTATCGTAAATATATCGTTGAAGGATTTATCCCAAGATTTTCAGACCATTCTGTGCAAGATTTCGTTTCACCGTTAAAAGTGAAATACATAGATGGTTTTTTATTTGAGTTTTTAAGTTTACTTTTAGTAAATAGTTTAGGAGGTCTAATACCTCTTTGGTACCTTGCAAATATTCTTTTATAATTAAGATTTAAATGATCACACCATTGTTTTAGTGTCATTGAATCGCCTTTATATTCTATTAGAACATTATTAGTCTTATTGTTTGCCTGCTCTTGAATGGTGGCCCATCTGCAATTTTCAGGCGAATATCCTTTTGAATTATCTATTCTATCAATAGTAAGTCCAGCTTTAAAACCACTATCATATGCCCACTTTTTGAATGACTCATAATTTTCAAGCCACTCTTGATGCATTTTTATTCCTTTCGCTCCATATTTGTGATAACCAGAGCTGTTAGGGTTATGACATCGTTGACGTACACTGATATATTTACGTCTAATTAGGGTATCTTCATTCATTTACATTCGCCCTTTCTAAATCGTGTAGTAGGTTATCGAATTCATTCGTGCCGTCTAATCTATCCATTTCACGCAACTCGAAGGCTAATTTATTGCGCTCTAACAAATAATATTTATCTTCTCTAATTTTGGCGTTCTCGTGCAATAATACGAAACTTCTTATTTGTCTTTCTTTCCAATCCTGCCATATATGTTTGTAATTAACTTTCGCCATTCTTAAGCACCTCATCTAGTTTATGTCGCAAGTTGATGTACCATGTGTTGTGAGTGACTGATAACTTATGGTTGATGTGGCGAGTGAATAAATCCACCACATCGTCTAGTTTTCGTCTGTATTCATCACGTTCTGCACGTAAACGGGTAATATCTTCGATGAGTGTGTCACGTTCTGATTTGTATGCGTCACGTTCTTTTTGGGCGTCGAAGTACATTTTTAATATTATGCTCGCAAATCTTGCGGGATTTTCTGCAAACTTCTCAATTATAAACTTCGAGCTGTTTCTAACTTGTAGAAATTCTTCTAGTTTCATTCCACCATTCCCCCTACATATCAAATATGCTAATCTGACTGCCTAACTCCTCCGCGTACATCAGATTGTGTATTGCTTTGTATTCGTTAAATTCTGCGTAAGTAAAGAAATCATCAATGTGACTGAAGTGTGATTGTGGAAAACCTTGCATGTTGTAACCTCCATCGGTTTCCCGTACGATTATTACTTTATCCCCCGCAGTATTATATAAGTGGAATGTGTTCATTCGTACCACCCCTCCATTTTTCTGATGAGTTTATCTCGTTTTTCGTACAGATGTTCTAATCGCTTACGTTCCTCAATTTCACTTTCGATTCGCTTAATCTCTTTTTGCACCTTTCGTTCTGTGCGGGATTTCCGTTTAAAACGTTTCCGCATAGTTTCCCAGTTAAGCAATCTTTCCTCTAACATTACAGCCAAAACAAGAGACAACATGATAAGTGCTGTTACAAGCAAGACAATTAAAATAGATATAATTGCTGTCATCACATCAACCCCAATTCTCTTTGTAATTCATCAATGCTTACTTTTACAGCTACCATTCGCTTACTGTAGCCATTCCTTTCATAAGCGTCTGCTTCTCGTCTTTTAGTAGCAACATTAGCCATTAAATCGAGATTATCTTTAGTTATACACAACTTCTCCACAACTTCATCTTTAGTACCACTACAAATCACTTCATCGCCTTTGTAAACCACATACTCATACATTGGAACTCCCATTTTATTTAACCTCCCAATGATCAAACGCTCTCTGCAAATACCAACGCGCCTTTGCTAAATCCTCTTTACCATTCTTATGTTGCGCTCTACTGATATACTTAATTGCATTGCCAATCGCAAACGCCATTTCCGCAGGGTAATCTTTAGTTACTTGCTCAATGAAATCAATCACTTCTATATCACCGTATGTGTAGTGTGGTGGTTGATTAACCACATCTTTATTAGTCATAAATAGCCTCCCAATCGTCATCGTCTTTAATGTTGTAATACCATGCATTGTCCAGCTCTACCTGTGCCATTTCTTTACCTTTAAAGTTATAGTGCAGTTCAGTAACCTTGCCTTCATATCGTTGTTCGTCCACATAAAATGAAACCTTATCGTCAATGTTTAAATCACGAATTTTTACCTTCATAACTTCACACCCTTTTTCTCCATTAACTCTTCAGGAGTTGCACCGTTACGCAATCTGCTATTTACGACTTCGTAACGCATGTTTAGTAACTTAGCTAACTGTCTTACCGACACTACGTAACCGTTAATAATGAATTCACGTGTATGATCACCAGGTATTTTAGGCAACTTCTTTTCTTTCGGTTTAGCCTCATAACGTTTGATTTCTTTCTGTTTTACTGGCACACCTGCAAATCTGCATAAATCATAGTACGCCCTGCTAGGCTTAACCGATTGTGGTACTGTAGTTAACCATGGTTTCTCTTTTCTTTTCGTTTTATATCTTTGATACGCTTGTTCCATTTTCGATTTTTCGAATTCATCATGAGACGTTATTGTCGGTTTCTCTCCATTACGATGTAATGCTAATACTGTACGCATATTAATCCCCCTCAATAATTTTTAGCGCGTCTTCTACACTATATGCTATGCCTGCCAATGCTCCGTTTTGTTTGACCACATCTATAAATTTGTATTGGTCATCACGAACACGACCACCAGGCTTTTTAACTTCTATAAAAAATATCTGTCCATCTTTTCTAAATCCGAATAGATCACTAAAACCTTTAGGCAATCCTGTATCAAAATATCTACCGTCTTGTGTTCTAACTTTTCCTACGTTAGCTCTAAAGATTACGTTCTCTTTAGATGCAGCTATTCGAATTAAGTTCTGAATATCTTGTTCGGTCATTTATATTCAACTCTTTTGAAATTACTTGCAGTGATAGCTACATCAATCCAACCACTGTCATCCATCTCTAACATGTCAATTCCACCATTATTTTTTAATGCGAACATAATAATCTTTGATTCAATTTCTTCTCCCGCGTCTTCATAAATTGCATATAAATTATTCGGTGCAGGTATGATTTGAATGTATTTTTCTTCCATTCTTTTATCTCTCCTCATTATTTGGGAACGAATGGGAATGACCTTAGGGAGCATCAAACGTTGTCATATCAAGTGTTCTAACTCATTTGGGAGTCTGGGAATAACTTTTAAAGTTTTTCCTATATAGTTCTTACTTCTATTTCTTATATTTAACTTTTATATTTTTACTCCCATTACTCCCAAAATAATAAATAAAGTAGTATAAAGTACTGATATGACTGGATTTCTTG